GAGCGTCCATACATCCGGGCGATGGTACGTGAGTCGAGACAGCCAGGGAGAGATAGCGCCCAACGTACCAATTCCACGTGTCTCCTGAACTGCATGGAATCTGAGTGAGCGATGGCATCCATGAACGCACGCAACATAACGCCGACGTGATCCCTGCTAATGAAACTATCCACCTCAGTGCGGTGCTCATCAGCTGTAGGATTAAACGCCCACTTGGGATGGTTCGCGTCGATGCAGAAGACGTGCCGAGACTGCACCATCTCTCGGTAAGGCAGCACACCGGACTCCCGCATCTTCTCTTGGGCTTTCTTCGGCTGGGCAAAGAACCACGCATCAAACGACTTAGCCTCCGCCTGAGGCGCTGATAGGTCGTTGACTGTGGCCTTGGTCACGCGCTCATTTGGAAAGGATGTTACTCAGCGGGCAAGTGGCAAACGGTCAGAGCAATCTGCATCTGTTTTCCCAAAGACCTGTCTTGATGTCCAATGAGAGATAACCCTTACGGACTAAGGTTCGGAACAGGTTAGCCTCATCCTTGGCCCTGAGCCTGATGCGTGAGCCTGGGCTAATCATCTTAGCGTTTAGCATTATCTGGTCATAGCCGCGGTTCATAGCGTCTAACCATCTGGTCTTGGTCAGTGACTCTGGCTGGCGCTGAAGCCAGCGTTCGACGGCCTGCTGGATAATCGCCTGATGTTCGGCGATAGTCATGCGACCTGATGCTGACCTAGCCAACATGGCCGGCTTGGTCTCGGGGTTATCCCATTGCGCCTGGTATGCCTTGAGCACATCGATGCGCTTCTTTCTCGCGATCTCCTGCTTGACCCTAAGAGCTTCGGCTTGGGCAGGTGTTAGTTTCTTCCGGTAGTAGGCCACGTTCGTCAGATGCCTTTTGTCTTTCGAGGGGAGGGGGGTAGGCCGCCGTCAAGGCGAGCCGTATCCCTTCCTCCCTCTCTCTTTGCATGTCCATGTAGAAGACATGGACTGCAAGAGAGACATAGATTTGTCATCGGTTTTGTCATCGGTTTTGTAAAGGGTGGCATGGGCTGTTTAAGGGGGGTTGGTAGGCTAGGTGGCGGGGGTGGTAGCCATCACCCCTCCAAAGGGGCATTGGCAGACCAGCCAGAGGGGTCTAATAGCCCTCCGTGGAGTCGACCACGGGAGGCTGAGAGCGTACCCAGCGGATTTCACCGCGCTTGGGGGAGTGGCGAATGTAAATCTCGCCGACAGGGGCAGGGCTGACCCCATCGGTCATGCCGGCACGGCTACGGCGCTTGGTTAGGCCGAGGCGGTAGATCTGCTCGTCGCCCTGGCATCGCTGAAGGCAGGCAATTTCGCGAGCCCAGTTAGTGACCTCACTCGACCCAAAAAGTTGATAGGCAAGGTCGGCAGCGGTTTGACCCTCTTTGTCTTTGGACGACTTCGGCTTCCCGGTGTGGTGCATAAAGACGATGATGACACCTGTCTCGTTCAGGATAGGCTGGATGATGTGGCGGAGGAACTTGGCGGCCTCGGAGGTCTCGGAGATGTCAGCGCCTACAAACGCCATCAAAGGGTCCACGAAACAAATCGTCGCTTGGTGCTGGATGACGAGCTTACGCAGGACATCGCCAAACTCCTTACCCGTGGCTACACTCTCGCGGTAGATGAACATCCGGTCCTTGAGTTCGTTCCTCTGGTCTTCGTCGAGGTACAGGCCGTTGATTTGGTCCTGCATGCTCTCGGCCACGTCTCCGGCATCGTTCTCGGCTTGGATCACTAGGGTTCGCATCTTCATGCCGTCGTTAGTCTTGATGCCAAAGAAGTCCTGACCGAGCGTCCAGTTGATAGCGGCCTGCATCATCAGGGCGGACTTGCCGGTGCCAGCCTGCCCAGCCATGACCAGGGAACCGCCGCGGCACAGCCAGCGATTGCCTAGGACATTGGTCGGGTCGGCCTTACGGTCGAACTTCATCAGCTCGTCGATAGGCATGCGTTGCGCACCTTGCCTTGGGCTCAGGCTCTTGCGCTTATCAGCAAGGCGGGCATAATGCTCGATGAGGGCGTCAGGGTTAGTGACATTGGATTGAATCACTGACGCCTCGCGCATAAAGGCAGCATCGGCAATCATGTCGATGTGCTCTTGCCTTAACTCTCCAAACCCAGCGTAGGCGGTCAGGTCATTGATGAACGGGTAATCTACTGGAGACCCGACAGAATGAAGATAGGCCGGAACGGTTGCCTCATCTGCTGCCTTGCCGTCAGCTTGAAGATATAGAATAGCGGCGGCGACGTCTTGATGCTTAGGCTCAAAGAAGTCGGACGGTTTAAGGTTTACGGGGAACGGTAGATTTTCGCGGATGAGGACGCCGAGTAAATGGCGTTCCGCCGGAATATTATTCGGGGGAGTCATGGAAGAAGGGTTTTGGGATTGGGGCGTGGGGTGCCCAAGGTCAAGAGGCTTTGCGTTTAGTCGCCGGCGGGCCGAAGTGGTCGAGGACACGCATCCGGCCTTTCGTGATGACGCGGAACTGTTTCTTCACTAGGATGCCAATCTTCACGGCGCGATCTACATACAGGGCGGCCTGATGGTTAGCGGCTAGGCCCCATTTCTTTGCCCACTGCTCTCGCGTCAAGAAGCCCTTGTCGGGCTGGACGGCCTTCCTGTGGATGTCGGCCATGACGGCCTTGAGTATCGGGTCGTTACCGATGCGGGAATAAAGAAGCTTCTGGCCTCGGCTGCTCATCGGCTTTTCGGTTTGTAGACCTTGAGGTCAGTCTGCCAAATCCAGTTGCGGCCGACCTTGTGGACGAGCCAGACCTTCCAGTCTTGGCCGTCGACCCAGCCCGCGGCAAAGCCTGAGCCCCAGCGGGACGTGGCTAGGCGATGCGATGCGTACGCCATAGCGTCCTTGAGGCAAAGACAGCCAGCGGAGAACGCGGCCCCGCCTTCGGCCTTGGTCAAGTTAACCTGGCTAAGAGTGTGCGTGTGTCCGTGAATCAGTGCGCCTCCTCGGTCTGCGTAGTGCTTGCCCTGCTCGGCAGTGGCGTTGAGGCCGTGAGCGTAGCCATGCACAAAGGCCACGGGGCCTAAGCGGTAGACACCCTTCTCAGCGTGGTAGGGCAGGATGGTCTTAGCGCCGGCAGACTTGGCAGCTGAACGGATACGGGCTTCAAGGTCGGCACAGTAGTCGCGGACGATGGCCGAGCCCGAGGTATGCTGGAGGGCGATTGCCCGGTGCTCGTGGTTGCCCATCAGGTAGACGGTGGGCTTCGTGCGCTGAAGGAAGTCCTCTCCGCCTTGGATGTCGGCCATGAGGGACTCGGCACCTTCGGCATCGTTGCCCACACCGCGGCGGAGTGATCGGAAGTCGAAGCAGTCCCCGAGGTGGACGCGAACGGTCGGCTTGTAGTCCTTCATGAACTCGCACAGGGCGTCGGTGGCCTCATCGTCGGCCATGTCGCCGTGGTTGTCACCGAAGGCTACAAAGCGGATAGGAGTGCTCATTTGGAAGAAAGGTAAGGGACGGGTTTGCCGGCATCGAAGGCCGTCAGCATCTCGTCACGGCGCTTACGGGCGGTCTCGAGGTCGTGGCCGATGTTCTCGACGATGTCCGTGCCGCGTCGGCGTAGGCGGAACCAGTAGGAGTCGCCCAGGCGTTGGAGGTGATGGTTGGGGTTGTCGGTGATGACCCGGTCAGATTTACGGTGGCCTTTGCTCACGGTGTATTTGGGGCAGGCCAAGAGGAAGGCGACGCGATCGGGGGACAGGCCGACCTTGCGGGCCCATGCGATTGTCTCGGGGGTCATAGTCTCCATGACTTAGCGAGGACTCGTCCTTCGTTCATGATTTGCTGACGGGCGTTGGGCTTAAAGATGTACTCCTGGTCGAAGGAATGGGCGGCGCGTATCTCGGCGATGCTGTCGAGCTCCTCGTCGTTGGCGGGGCCGATGCCAGCGGTGGAAACATAGACGGTGCGAACCTTCCAGCCCTTCTCCCAGAGGATGTCCTGACAGACGCGCAGCTCATTGATGTACCGCCAATCGGAGCAGACCACGGTCTCGGGGCTGGGCTGATCGTGGTGCTTCATCACCGGGCACCAGTTGGCGAAGTGTCGGGCAAAGACATCCTTGTCTAGGCGCCGTGCGAACTTCCCGAAGTGCACCAGGGCGTCACGGTTCTCGACCTTGAAGTCTTCGTTGAGGAAGTTGCCGTCAAGGCCGAGGTAATCCATGAAGTGATTACCGGCTTCCTTCAGCGCGTCGGCAAAGTTGATGTGCTCGGCGGGTCGGGTGCTCCATTCGAGCAGACCCGAAGCCAGCGTGTCCTTCCCGGCCCTGGCGAATCCGCTTATTAAGATTAGCGTCGGGGCGGCCATCGGCGTGGGTGCTTCGGTCATGGGTTAGAAGGGTACGCCTTCTGGAGGAAGAGCATCAGGCACGGTCGGCTTTTGGGAGCCCTTCGGGTAAGTCAGTTTATACTTATACTGGGGCTTCCCGTTGTACTCGCCGTTCTCCTCGACCTCCACGCCGACGAGGATGGTCTGGCCGCAGGCCGGGGAGATGTACTCGAGGTACTCTGCCGCGGAAGCGAGCCTGATCTCGTTGGTGAACTTGCCGGAGAACTTACCGACGAGCATAGCGAGGGCCTTGCCGTACTTGCTGGAGAAGTTCTTGCTCAGGCAGAAGCCCTTGTCGTCGACGAAGAAGAGGCGGGCGGAGCAGGTGCCGTCTTCCCAGACTTTGACCTTCTCAAACTTCGGCTTGATGAGCTTCAGCTTGTAGGTGCCATTGGTCGAGATGGACGTGAGGGGCGGGCGATCGTTATTGGGTTCCATGAGATTAGGCGAAGGTGATGGCGGTGGAGGAAGACGGGCCCTTGATGTCGATGACCTGGACGGCGTCACCGTAGGCCGGCCACTCGCCGAGGGTCGTGCATTCGCGGTAGGCTTGCAGCGCCTTCTCGAAGTCGGACACGGCGTAGGACATCAGCTCAGGCCCAATCTCCACGACGGCGGTCGCGTAAGGCGGTGCCTTCTCGATGAAGAGGAAACGGAAGCCCTGCACGCGGCGCTCGAAGGCGGTCTCGAAGCATAGGCGGTAGAAGTATGCCTGGAGGTTGTAGCGGTAAGCCCGGATAGACTTGAGAATGCCAGCAGGGGACGCGTCCTCGGTGGTCTTGAGGTCGTAGAGGTAGCCGTCGGTGCCGACAGCATCAATGGCGCACTTGAGTTGAACACCGCAGTGATCGGTGGTGAACATGAACTCGGTCATCTCGAACTCGACGCCCATCCGCTCAAGGGCGAGTTTGGCGTGAGAGGCGATAAGGTGACACTCAG